TGCAATCGTGCGTCGAAACGTGTGGATCCACATTTGGTGTATGCTGCTCGAACGGAAAGTGCATAGAGAATAGCAACTATGCAGAATGCACGGCCTTTGGCGGAAAATTCCTGTTTGGTGTGAATTGCGATAGCTTCAACGCCTCTGTTGATCCAGCAGCACCAAATTCTACAAGACTCTGTTTTGATCGGTGCAAAGAACCAGTCGCCTGCTGCAAGGATGGAGTTTGTCTAGGCGATGACTATACCAAAATAGAATGCGAACAAATAATAGGTGGCGTTGCATTCCCTGGAAACCAATGCGAGGAAATAGACTGCTGCATCCAGAACGTCAAAGTTGGTGCATGTTGTTATCTTGGAACATGCAGTCAAGAAACTTTAATAAGATGTAATGAAATTCGCGGCGTATTTTTAGGAGAAGGTGTTGCTTGTGGTGAAGTTAATTGTGGATGTTTTCCCGATGCTGGTGCAGAATTGGGATCTTGCTGTGAGTGTATTACAAACCAGAATGGTCAACCATTATTTACTTGTAGGATTACTACATTAAGTGATTGCCAAAACCCAGAAACATGGATATATGATCCAGATTATGTTCCTGGTAGTACATGCGATTCTGCTGATTTTACCCGCTGTGCTGATTTAGCAGCGCAATATAATTGTGTAGAACAACAAGGTAAATGTTGTTTTTGTGATCCCAATCTAGATTTAGCTGTTTTCTGTGCTGTCACATCTAGAGCAGAGTGTTTTTCCTTGAGTGAAAGAACTGATACGTTTACTCCAGGGGAAACATGCGCGACTCCATGTGATCCATGTCAAATACCATGCACTGATTGCCAGACACAAACCCCTGGCGTAAAATGTAGATGTTTGCCCACTCCAAATGGTGGTAGAATAAACTGCGAAGATGTTCCAGATATTTCAGATCCAAATGCTGGTTGTGATGAACCTGACGTCACTTGTGTTGGAAGTACCACATGTTTGCAAAATCCATGTCAAAATGTTCTTCAAGATTGCTATGAAAGCAACTGTTTAGTTCCACCAGTATCTGAATCTGTGGAATGTCCAGGAACATCAGATATATCAACTGGATCCACTTGCACGGATTGCTTTGCCAATGGCATACCAGAAGGCAGCGGTCAAATAAATTATACTAGAACACATAGATCTAGAGGTTTATTTGGTGACCCAGATGGTGCACCAGCAATCTTTAACGATGTTATTTTTCCAGATTACAACAACCCTGTTGCTGCACCGCAATGCCCCCCAACACAAGGAAATAATAATGCAAGTAGAAGACCAGTTATTGGATATAATGTAAAAGATTATTATATTCCGATAAAGGATGAATATAAATGTTCAAATGGAACAGATTTGCAATTTTGCATTGAAATTGAAATGCAAGAAGAAAATACAGATTTAACAGAATCTGTAAGAGCTTATGTTCTAAGAACTTGGTATCCAAAGTATTTTTCAACAAATATGGCCGCATATCAGGGACTAACATTATCTGACAATGTTCCAATAAATTTTATCGATCCAAACACAAAGGGAGAAGAATATTCTGTTTGGGGGAGTTTAGGAAAATTAACATTAGCCAATACACAAGAACAGCAAAATATAGACAAATATGAATATTATTATAATCTTGGTTCTTTTATAACAGAAAATGGCTACAATTATATTAATATTCAAAATTCACCACAAAATTTAGCAAATGAATCTAGTATAAACCTCAATACTGTTAGACTTATAGAGGAACTAAATTGTCCTTTATATGGGTTAAATCCACGCGGTCGATATTTAAATCATGAAACAGTAACAGTGAATCAAAATAATCCAGAGGGTGAAATTCGAACTGGAAACCCAAGGCCACGACTTGAGTTTAGAAATTCTGCGGGTTTTGTTTATGCTGAAGGCATAAGTTATAATAATCCATTTTACTATCAAAGTACAAATATAGGTGGAAGATTTGGTTCAGATATATCATCTTTACTAAACGATGTAATTAATATCGATGGTATAAATAAACAATTGTATAATAATGATGAAGCGAATTCAATTTCTGGATACATCTCTAAAGCGAGACAACGAGCAAATGTATCTGGAATTTCGATAACAAACGATAAAGTAAAATATACAAGAACATATGGATATACCGATTTTGGATATTGTGAAGTATGTGCCACAGCACAAACAAATCCAACAGTTTTTTACCCACAATATGATGATACTGATACCAATAATATTTTATCGATTGGATATTATCCTCTAAATGCTACACTCAATAGATTTGGAAACGTATTCATAAACAGAAGATTATATGTTGAAACATTAAGCGGCAATGATCCAGCAGCAGAAACATTAATTCCATATGGATTCTCAAATCCAGGCCACCCTTTAACAATAGACTATGAAGCTAACATAGAACTAAGACAAACACAATTCCCGCCATCGGAACTAGATGTGTTTTCGTATGATGTTGCAAATCCATATAACAATACTGCGGATGGAGAAAACGTAAAAAGAGCACCAATATATAAAACCAGACATAGTTCAATAATTTGTGATACTGGAACTATGGATGTATTTGGAAATTACATACCAGATTACAATCTGGAAAATCAACAAACTGGGCAGGCTCCAAAGGTGTTTGCTAAGAAACGAAAAGTATATGGAGCTATCAATAATCCGTGGTATGCTAATGGAGCTGGGGGACAAACTCCAGATCCAGCCGAGACAGTTATAAGTAAAACTGCAACTGGAATAAAATTATGCATCAAATTGAAAAATTACAGGGATTATATTCTAACGGATGATCAAATACCAATACCACCATTTTTAGACACATATGACGCTTTGATGGATGAAAAGCAAGCCAGAAATAAACGAGTATTAAATTATAAGAATTCTCTAAGAATAGTTGTATTTTCAAATCCATACAATTCATTCTCAGATCAACTCAGATTTGGTGATGTTGGAAATAATCCATATTCAACATTATCGACTGCGTGCGGTCAGTATACAGGAAGAGTTTATTATAGTTCAGTTACAAATTTAAATAAAAATATTATAAAATATGGTTGTACAAACACTTCATGTTCATGCGAATCAAATGAAAATTCAGAAGGAACATGCAACTCTTGCAACATCAATGAATTAGATAAACAAACCAATGGATATGGTGCTGCAAATCTAGAAAATTTAGTTTGTGCGATCATTGGTGGCCCAGATACTAATTTTAGCACAAGTTGCCTAAACTGCCTATCGACAATAACATCACAATATGGTATTGGTGGAACTGGAAGAAGTATTGGATCTATTTTGACATGCACATGCGCTCCATCTGATGGAATAAATTGCGCGGAGTCGTCAGGAACAAATGGAATTTCATCACTATTTAATTGTAGAAATTGCGATCACACAAGTCCATGTTCTTGCAAGACATCAACACTAAACTATGCATTCAATCTAGAAGGTGGTCAAGTTACATGCCCTCCAGCACAAGAATGCATTTTCTGTGGTGATTGTTCTTCGGCCCCACCAGGAGCGATAACACCTCCGTTTGGATGTTTGCTTATACGCGAATGTGGCAAGTGTCCAGCTGGATGCAATTTGATGACGCTCTTCAATGAAATTACATCTGGTGGTGCACTAATAGCCGCTACAGCATTCATTAAGTCATTTTTTAATGAGTATGGTTATATTGAAAATCAAGACTATTGGATTGTAGATACAAGTGATGTATATCCTATGGTTGTTTGGAAATTACTTCCAAGCGTAGAAACAATAAATGGAATACCAACAGAGAAATATAATTTCCCATACATATCTCCACCAGAATATATGGCAGCATCGGTTGGTGGAAAAATAACCTCCTACTATAGAAATACAATCTGTGGTCCAAATGGAACATCAACAGATCCAATTACAATACAAAACTGTGGATTGAATGTTCCAATAAATGGTGGAATTATATGTACTAATTTCTGCGAACTGGCAGGAGAAGCGTGCACAAATAAAATAAACACTCTTTCATTGCCATTAACGACAGAAACAACAAATCTAATCAACAATTTAATAGCACATTCAAATGATAGAGATGATGATGGATTGTATGAACCAGAAGAAAATATATTAAATATAATTGCAGCACCATGTCCATCGGGACAAAACTTAACACAAGCAAATGCCTATAAGAAAATATATACCTCAGAAGATCAGTTTATATGCGTAAATATGGATTGCTCTAGTATAGATTGCAGTCAATTTGAGGATTGCCCATCATGACAGTTCAATTTAGATCAAGAATAAAAAGTGCATATGATTATGGAGCCGAATTGAAGTCAGCTGGAAAATGCTGTTTTTCAGATGGAACATCGGAAGCCATAACTTTTTTGGAATGCTTTTCTCGCGGAGGACAATTTTTACAAAATCCAGATTCTCCATGCCCATCATCATCTAAAAAAGGTCATTGCTGTGCATGTTCATTTCTTACAACATCACAGAGAAATGAAGTCGTGGCAAATTTACCATTTGTTGCTGGAAGTCCAGGATTTTTTGGGTCTGTGGGTTTGGGAATACGATCTGATGTCACGGAATGTGAATGTACCCGAATTGGTGGTAATTGGATTCCTTTAACGCAACAACTCACACCAGCTTTGTGCACTAAAGAAGTTGCAATAGATGGAATTAATAGAACTATTGATGTTAGAATACCAACTGCTTGCTGTTCACTGATAATACAAGATAATTTTCCTATTGGAATAACTTGTCAGAATGTATGTGGTGCGAGAGAGTGTGCTAATCTTGCAATAGCACAAGGTCCAGGTGAAACAGATCTATTTTACGATACGACATATACTGCAAATAAAACATGTGGTAAAAATATAGTTTTTGGGGTGGATCCTGTAAACTGCGATGCTAATAACATTGTAGCTAGAATAACAACGGCATCAAGTGCGTTTGCAAATGATTTATTTGGTCCATGCTACGAACTGGTAGAATCGCAAAATCAATACTCATATAATTGCTCTCTAAAAACAGAATTTGCGTGCTCTGGGTATTGGATCAATCCAGAAACAATTGATTCTACTGTTGCATATTGCAATCACCCATATTCACCAGAGGCTCCTTCATACTCCAACAGCTATCTAAATCCCGCGCAATATACACAGGAAGAATTCGATTCACTGGGACTTCAGATAGGTGATGAATTTCAAGGTGGAATATACATTGGTCAATTTAAACCGTTGAAGCCAAATGCAACATCTCCAACTAAAGTTTACGGATCGTTGAATTTTGGAACTCCACAATCGTTATTTGTAAACGTAACAGATGAATCGCCACATGATAAATGGGCGATTGTAGTGAATAAAACATTCCTACAGACACCACTGATAACTTCAAACGATGTGAATCCAACCATAAACACATCATATTATGATGGATATTTCAATGCGAATGGATCCTTGACTGCACCACCAAGATTGAGTTCTACTACAATAAATAGCATTTCTGGTATACAACGAAATGGATTCATAGACTATTACATACCATCTATTGTCGAACTGATGTTTTTTGCAGAACAATTAAAAAACAATACATCATTGTTGGATATTTTTGAACTGACTGGAGCATATTGCTCGACTAGTTTCTTCAACGATCAATATGCAGTGCAATTTCCCACTGGACAAAATACATTTAATAATGTAAACTTCTTGTATGGTTTGAACTTTTCCAAAAATGAAAATTACGGAAAAACCATGCTATTTGGTATAAATAGTGATGTCAAGCTGATGCTTTTCAGAAAAATTGTAATAACTTGAGGTAAATACTATGGGATGTAATTGCAATAAAAATAAGAATAACAATTCACAAGAGCCAGAAACAAGACCACAGCAGCCACAACAAGCTCCAGAATTCAGAAAGCAAGCGATTCAAGAGCAGAGCATGGTAAAAAAAAAGATGTCCATGCTCCAAAGTTTCGCCACAGCAATAGCATCAAGAGGAATACAGGACAATAAGGTTCAGAAGCCAGTAAAGCAGCTTCGTGTTCTTTCATGCTTTGGAAATCAACAGCAGGGTGGAGTTCTGCCCCCATGTGAGCATCTGAAAGAATCTTCAACTCCAGGAAAATTCTATTGTGGGGGATGTGGGTGCGGAGATCGTGAAGGAACCTGGCTAGTATCTGATGGAGACAAATACTCGAAACTGGACTATCCAAAGCTACAATGCCCATTGGCAATGCCAGGATTCAGCAACTACCAGCATTCAAAGGAAGACGAGGGCGTTGAGCCTGTGACTCGTCGGTGGTATATCGAAAATAAAACTTCATATAACGATATTCAAGACATTCCAGTCAGCACACACGAACCACCACCAGCGCAACAACCACCTCAAAATAAATAATAAAATAACTCCGTATAAATAAATACGGAGTTTTTTAATGCCAAAACCTAATTCCAGAGAATCATTGATAGATTATTGTCTTAGAACACTTGGACATCCAGTCATCACAATCAACGTTGATTATCAACAATGTGAAGATAGACTCGATGAAGCCTTGCAATTTTTCTCGGAAAGACATTTCGATGGAGTCGAAAAGGTCTTCTTTCGATATCCGCTGACCGCACAGGACATACAGAACAAGTACATCGAAACATCAAAGATCGGACCAGTAAATGGGCCAGGTGGTGATGGTCCAGACGGTAACGATATAGTCACTGTGGTCAAGTTGTTCCAATTTGGAAATTTTGCCAACGTTGATTTTTTCGATCTCAAGTATCAATTGGCACTGGTCGATTACTTCGGAATCAACACATCTGTAGGTGGAGGTCAATCGATGGGATTGGCCAGCTACGACTCCACGAAAAGATACATCAAGCTCATAGAAGACTTTTTCCAACCAGAAAAGGCAATCAATTTCAGCAAAGTAACTGGTAGGATAAATATCGATGGTACTTTATCTACAGCAGCCCCTGGTGATTATGTTGTAATTCAAGCATATGCTGCATTTGATCCAGATCAATATACAAAAATATATGATGATCGACTTCTAAAGAAATACGTCACTGCATTGATAAAGAGGCAGTGGGGTGCAAACATGGCGAAGTATGACGGAGTTCAACTTCCTGGTGGAATCACCATGAAAGGATCCGCCATATACTCAGAAGCAATGGGCGAGATATCGCAAATAGAAACAGAACTGATTCAAAGTCACGAATTACCAATAGATTTCTACGTAGGTTAAAATGGCAATAAATCCATATTTTGGTGATTTCAGAAACGAACAAAAGCTGCTTGATGATCTCACGATAGAGACTATCAAAGCCACTGGTAGGGATGTCTATTACATACCAAGGGAATATGTAAAGCTGGATAGATTGTTTGGTGAGGATATACTATCTCAATTCAAATATGCATATCCAATTGAAATGTATGTCCAGGATATTTTTAAGTTCGATGGTCAACGTGACGTAATCACCAAGTTTGGAATCGATATCACCGATAGACTTACGTTGCAAGTTTCGATTACCAGATTTTCACAGGAAATAACAGCAAGACATCCAGAGCTAAACAAACCAAGAGAAGGTGATTTAGTATATTTTCCACTCTCAAAGCATTTGTTTGAAATCAACTACATTGAGGACGAAGTTCCGTTCTATCAGCACGGAACGCTGACTACCTATACATTGACATGTGAGGCATTCACCTACTCCAATGAAACAATCGACACTGGAAACAGCGATATCGATCTCATAGAAGAAGAAAGAAAGATGTTCTTGACCAAAGTCACCCTTGGATCGGCCAATACGGGAATCACTGGATTCCGCCGAGGGGATATCGTATATCAAGTCGCTGGAGTTACATCTGGATCGTATTCCAATAAAACTTACGTTGCTACGGTTACAGATTACATCCAAGGTCTGAACAACTATCTTTATCTTTCAGATGAGACTGGAGTGCTTTTGTCTGGCGCATCGACTCAAACAGTGATAAGAAAAGATGGTTTGGTCAACTACTACGTCCAGAATATAGAAAACACCAATATCAATATCACCAAGGATCCAAAGATACTCGAATCCTCTGGAGACAATGCACAGTTGGATATATTGCAGAATGACGATGATTTGTTTGATTTCAGTGAGATAGATCCATTCTCAGAAGGAAAATATTAATGTTTAATAAATTCCAACCATTCTACAATGAAGCCATCAGAAAATCTGTCATTGCCTTTGGTTCTCTGTTCAATCAAATATATTTCAATAGAAAAGATGATACTGGCACTGTGGTGGAGACTAGTAGAGTTCCGCTGATTTATGGGCCAAAGGAAAAATTCATACAGAAGTTGAAGGCGGAAAACTCATTCACCGATACAGCTCACGTAAGAATGAGCCTGCCAAGAATGGCATTTGAGATCACTGGGTTTCTATATGATTCCGAAAGAAAGTTAAATAGACTCAATCAAAAATACGGATATTTGAATGGAAGTATAGGAAGCTACATTGAAGTTCCATACAGTATAAATTTCGGGTTGTATCTTTTCACAAGAAATCTAGACGATAATCTTCAAATAATAGAACAAATTCTTCCATACTTTGCCCCAGAGTTCACCGTCACGCTGAACATGAATGAGCTGAATAAAAAGGTAGATGTTCCGATTGTACTGAACAGCATGAATGTGATTGAAGATTACGAAGGAGATTTTGAGACGCGACGTTCGGTGAATACCGTATTTGACTTTACCATGAAAACATATGTTTATGGTCCAATAAAGAATGATATCTACTTGATTGATGACTTTGAATTGAATCTATTCGAAGGTGCAACAATGGGAAATGATACCAAAGTATATTCTGGTGGTTGGACTGGTAACATAGCTACACTATCTGGAATAACTGCATATGAAAACCCCTGATCCGATTGACAATATATCCAAAGCATTAGATATCTCGTTTGAGCCAGAAACCAAAAAAGATGATGTAAATCTCATCAAGAAAGAAGCAAAGAGAATAAAAACAGAAAAACTTGATGTTGATTTTGCAGCGGCAAGAAACAACATGAAGCAGTTGATAGACAATGGAATGGATGCCTTGAGCGGAATAATGAAAGTTGCTGAAGCAAGTGACTCTCCAAGAGCATATGAAGTCACCGCACTTCTGTTGAAGACCATCTCCGATATGAACCGCGATTTGATCGTCATGCACGAAAAAAATTCAAACATTCAAAAAGAAAAGGTAACCAATATAACCAACAATTCAATATATGTTGGTTCTACTACCGATCTGCAAAATCTAATCAACAGAGAAAGAGCACAGGATAAGCACGATGGCAATTAGAGTAAGTCGTGGTCCTGGATATCTTGGAAATAAAAATCTAAAGCCAGCTGGCATCAAGATTCAATTTACAGAAGAACAGGTCCAGGAATATATAAAATGCGCTAAAGATCCAATATATTTTGCAAAAAAATATATCAAGGTTGTAACTCTGGACAAGGGTGTCACCCCATTTGATCTGTACGATTATCAAGAGGCGTTGGTTAAACTTCTAAGTAATAATCGATTTGTTATTGGAAAGCTTGCACGCCAGAGTGGAAAAACAACAACAGTTGGTTGCTGCTACTTGCTACACAAGATTCTGTTCAATCAGAACATGAGCGTGGCTATCCTAGCAAACAAGCTGAATACCGCTAGAGACATTCTTTCTAGAATCAGGGAATCGTATGAGCATCTTCCTTGGTGGCTTCAGCAGGGCATAATGGAGTGGAACAAGGGATCTATACATCTGGAAAACGGATCAAAGATAACTGCTGCCGCTACGTCGTCGTCTGCAATTCGTGGTGGATCTTACAATATAATCTTTCTTGACGAGTTTGCATTCGTTCCAACCACCGTTGCCGAAGAATTCTTTTCCTCAGTCTATCCAACAATTACATCTGGTCAAAGCACCCAGATGATCATAATCTCAACACCAAAGGGATTGAACATGTATTACCAGCTCTGGAAAGCTGCTACTTCCAGACAGAGCGAATACGTCCCATTTGAAGTGAGTTGGAGACAAGTACCCCAATACCCAGGTGGTCCGCTTCGTGATGATGCTTGGAAAGAGCAGCAGATTAAAAATACCTCGGAGCGTCAATTCGATGCAGAATTTAATTGTTCATTCATTGGATCGGCAAACACGCTGATTGAAGCAGCCAAATTAAATCAATTAAGTTATGGAAAACCGAAGCAAAGAAATGCCGAAGGGTTGCTGATATACAGAGAACCAATCAAAGGCGTTGACAGCGAAGGAACAGAAGATAGACAATATTTTATAACGGTAGATGTCGCGCGCGGACAGGGAGGAGATAACAGTGCATTTTGCGTATTCGATATTTCTGAGATGCCATATAGAGTTGTTGCTAGGTTTAAGAGTAATGTCGTATCACCCTTACTGCTGCCTTCTTATATAAAGGCAGTCGGTAAAAAATATAACAATGCTCATGTTCTGGTTGAGGTAAATGACATCGGTAGCCAAGTTGCAGATATTCTACATTACGATCTAGAATATGAAAATTTGGTTAAGGCTGCATTTAAAGGAACCAAAGGTCAAACAATCACAGAGTCTGGATTCGGCGTAAAGCGCGTACAACTTGGTGTGCGTACAACGATTCCTGTGAAAAAGCTAGGTTGTGCGGTTCTAAAAAATCTGATAGAACAGGATAAACTGTTAGTAGAAGATCCAGATACCATTGACGAATTGACAACTTTCATAGCAGATGGGCAATCTTTCACAGCAGATGAGGGTCATACTGACGATTTAGTCATGTGCTTGGTTCTTTTCTCATGGGCAACTCGACAGGACTTCTTCGAAGCTCTGACTAACAAAGACGTTCGTCTTGAGATGTATGAAAAAGAAATCGAGAAGATTGAGACAGATATTATTCCAATGATAATAGATGACGGATTGAATCCTGAGAGTGAATGGGATGGAGATGATCGGTGGTATATTAAGAATGCCAAAGACAACAATCAGTATTGGTTATTTTAATCTTTAGTGAAAATTTGATTTTTCTATATAATATTAGGATAAATTATTACTAAGGAGAAAACATGGCAAGACCAAACGTATCACTAACAGTCGTAGATGACTCAATCGTAATTCCTGTCGGAGAACCAGCATCACCAACCAT